CAGAACTCATGCGGATGAAGAATGAAAATCCGGACGCAGACATTTAACAAAAGTTTATAGGAGGAATGAAAAATGGGCAAGTATTTTGACGCCAAACTGTTTAACGGTGAAGTATTCCAGAAGTACGTAGACCGTATCCCTAACGTTCATCTGAACGAACTCATCAAGTCAGGAGCAATTATCACAAGACCTGAACTCGCATCTGCTATGTCAGACCAGGTTGGTGGTAACTTCCTTACAACCCCGCTTAAGGGTCTCATTGGTGGAACACCGCTCAACTATGACGGTGCTACCAACATTACATCTGATAGTACTGCAACATACTCACATAGCCGTGTAGTTGTTGGACGTGCTAAAGCATGGACAGAGAAGGACTTCTCTTATGACATCACTGGTGGTGTTGACTTCATGGAGAACGTAGCACAGCAGGTTAGTGAGTACTGGACAGAGCAGGACCAGAACATTCTTATTTCTATCCTGAACGGTGTATTCTCAATGGCAGATACGGCTGGTGCAGAGTTCGTTGAGGAGCATACACATGATGTTTCCGCAGTAACGAATACTGAAGGCGTTCTTGGCTACATGGATGCTACAACGCTTAACACCGCTATTCAGAAGGCTGCTGGTGACCACAAGGGTAAGTTCTCACTTGCAATCATGCACTCAAAGGTTGCAACAGACCTTGAGAACCAGAACCTGCTTACATACCTGAAGTACAACGATGAAAATGGTATGCAGAGAGATACCAACATCGCAACGCTTAACGGACGTCTTGTCATCATTGATGATGATATGCCTGTTATCACTTCTGGTACTGGAACAGGTGCTACGAAGAAGTACGTTACATACGTATTCGGACGTGGTGCAATCGAGTTCACGAACTGCGGAGCAAAAGTTCCTTACGAAATGAGCCGTGATCCTTACAAGAACGGTGGTGAAGATACACTTATTTCTCGTCAGAGAAAGTGTTGGGCACCTTATGGTATCTCCTTCACACAGAACACCATGTCAACGCTTTCACCTACGAACGCTGAACTTGAAGTTGGCGCGAATTGGGAACTCGTTAATACAGGTGGTGTAAGCAAACAGTACATTGCTCACAAGGCTATTCCTATTTCAAGGATTATCTCGCTCGGCTAATATAAATCTTATAGAAGGAGGTCAGTCTGATGTATCTTACCTACGCTGAATATACTGCATATGGAGGACAGTTAGACGAGACCTCCTTTCAAGATTTGGAGTATGATGCAGAGTCTACCGTAAACTGGTACACATTCAATAGATTGCAGAGACCTGAATGGGCAGATGCACTTGACACAGAAGCATTGAAAAGGTGTGTTTACCAACTTATCAGGATAAAACAGTTAGAGAATGAATTGCTACTTGGTGGCATTGGTGGCGGTGGACTTGGCTGGACTAAAGAGCCTGGCATAACAAAAGAGAGCAACGATGGTGTTACAACAGAGTACAATGTTTTGAGTTCGGGTGAATTGTTAGCGTATGCACAAGGCACAAGACCGAAGAAGGATATTATAGATAGGTATTTGAGTAACATTATCAATGATTTAGGTAGACGTTTACTCTATCGTGGAATATATCCGGGAGAATAATATGTACGGTTACATTTTTGAAACAACAAACACAAAGACAGGCGAAACATATTTGGGCAAGAGATATGCGGTATCGTTCGATAAAAACTACTTTGGCGAAGAAAACAATAATGCCCTTGCAGTTGCTATTGAGAAGTATGGAAGACCTGCATTTACCGCGAAGATGATTATGCCTTACGAAACACAGGCTGATGTAGATGAAGCATTTGCAGAGATGGCAAAGCCCGCAGAAAAGAAGGTTAAGGCAAAGAAGGAGCCTGAAGTTGAAGTAGAAGTAGAACCTGCTCAGGAACCTGTTGTAGAAGAAAAGAAGCCGGCCAAAAGGGGTCGCAAGAAAAAGACTGAGGAAGAGTGATGAACCATTACCCGAGTTGGTGGGATGAAACTGTTACAGTTTACAATAAATATACCGATCCGTTGACAAAACTGATAACCTGGCACAGACACGTAGTAGTCGGTGCTTTCTGGAAAAATATCGGCAATAAAGTCACGATTGATACCACTGTAATAGAAACAGACACCATCATTTGCAGAATGCGGATAGATGAACTCTTTTTACCGAAGCATGAATGGATAAACCTGCCGAATGATGAGATGGATGAATATTTCACACTTGGTAAAGGCGATATAATTATTCGTGACAAGGTAGAAGATGAAGTTGATGAGTATTCTGCCGGGCATAAGTCCACTGACTTGGTCAACAAGTACAAAGACCTACAAGGGTGTATGACGATAGACAAGGTCACCATTAACGTGGGTGGCGGCAGAGGTAACGAGCATTATTTAGTAAAGGGTAAATAACATGAGTGCTATATCATTCAGATTGCCTACAAGAGCCATACAGGATGTGCTTCAACAGGAGGCAGATGATTATGTAAAGCACGTAATGGAGCCCCGAAGAACAGAATGTCTTGAAGCCATAGCAGAAATACTTGAAAGCCACGGTTACTTACCAGATGATACAGATTGGGAAGTATATGCCAACCAGTTATACTTCTATGTACTGAAAGGTACAAATGGAGAAGATTTGGCACATTATTTCCATGAAGGCTTAATCTACGGACCGAATATACCAGTATTTGAGAAATACGAATACATCGACGGCAGACGTGTAGGAATAGGAGAACCTTATAGATTTTTCAGTCCAAAGGGTCAGAAAAAATATCAAACAGGACAGTATCTTGACCAATATCCGGGTTCACCTATGGGTGTTCAGCACTGGACAGAAGCCGTAGAAGAAGATGGTGAACTCTTTGACGAAGTAGTAGAAGCCTGCAGAGAGATTTTGAGGAGATAGAATGGCAACGGTAGATTTGAACAAAAGTATTCTTGACTACATATATGAATGTCCCGTTGTTGCGAAAGATCCCATGTATTTTGGTGTAGCCGAAGAGAAGGATAACAACAATCAACTTCTGGTGAATAGAGAACAACCACGTGACGCAATAGAGTTTATAGATGGCACAGTCGAAAGAGTGTACCGAGCCGAAATACTGATGTATAAGTCAGTGGCATACAATCCAATTGTTATAGAGGAAGATAGTGCGGGTAAAGTATCGCCTTCGCCGTTATATCCAAATGAGAATATCGAAGATATGGTAGACGGTCAGACTCTTATTGATTGGATTAAGGAACAAAATGAAAATCGACACTTTCCAAACTTCGGAAATGAGTGTATAATAGAGAGCGTAGAAACAACATCGAATAGGCCAACATTTAATGGGGTGAATGTTTCGTTAGAGTCTCCCTTGGCACAATTCAGTGTCGGTTTGGTAATAACATACTTGGACACATCCAAGCAACTTTGGAAATAATAATTAGAGAGGAGAAAAAGAAATGTCAGTAGCACAGTTTAATCTGGCAGAGCACCAGAGAGCAGAACGTAAGTTACTTCTTACCGTAGCAGAATGGACAGAAGGAACAACCACAGAGAGAGAACTTCTTGGTAGAAGAACAGAGGATTCCAGCGTTGAATACAATGCAGACCAGAGTACTACAACCGATATCCTTGGTATCAACTACACAGATGTCAACAAGACCCAGCCTCAGCAGGACTTCGATCCGTACCTTATCCTTGGTGGTTCGAAACTCGGTGCTAAACTTGATGATATACGTAGAAGAAATGCTCTTTCCGAACTTTCACAGTTCACGCTTTATCTCATCACGGCTTACGTTGGTGATAGTGTAAACGGATACAGAGCAGAGAAGCACGTAAACTGTACGATCCAGTACAATTCACTCGGTGGTGATGCAAACGTAAACATGCCCATTTCAGCGTTCTTTAGTAACGATATTACAAACGGTCATGTTGACAAGTTGAGCATCGACTTTGTGTTCACACCGGATGTCTAAAATGAAGGAATGAAGGAGAAAAGAAATGATTGAGGAAGTAAAGAACAATAGCAATGCTATAAACCTTGACTTATCAGAAACCGCGAGAACCAAGATATGGGTAAACGGTGACTGCACAAAAGTTCTGGAACTAAACTTGACAGACCTTAACATCGTGACGAGAGCCAAAGATGCCAAGGCAAAACTTGACGAGTTACAGGCAGAGGCTATTGAGTTGGCTTCTGCCGAAGTTCCGAACTCTATTGAGTCAGAAGAAGATGAGAAGAAGGTAGATGAAGCAATAGAGAAGTTCCGTTCTATCGACAAGAAGATGAGAGACCTTGTTGATAGTATCTTCGACTTTGGTGTATGTGAACTTTGTTGTGATGGTGGTTCAATGTATGATCCCATTGGTGGTCAGTACAGATATGACTATATCATTGACAAACTCATGGCATTATATGGTGACCAGTGGCAGAAGGAAAAGAAACTGCGTGAGCAGAATATCAGTAAGCATACTGCCAAATACACAAAGAGCCGTAAGAGAAAATAAGGAACAACTATATGTATGATTTGCCCACCTCTATTTTCATTGAGGACAAGAAGTATAAGATACGAGAAGCGGGAGATTTCAGAGTTGTTTTAGATTGCTTTTCGGCATTAGGCGACATAGAATTGGGCGAGGATGATAGGATTCTCGCCTCTCTTATTATCTTTTATGATGGGTTCGACCTTGATGTCTTATATAACCTTGATGAGGATACTCTTATACAACTGACCAAAGAAATGTTTCGCTTCTTTAATTGTGGTAGTGATGACACTTCTGATAAGCCGAGACCCAAACTTATTGATTGGGATAAAGATGAACAGATGATAATGTCTGCCGTCAATAAAGTTGCGGGTAAAGAGATAAGAGCCGAAAAATATATGCACTGGTGGACATTTTTAGGCTATTATATGGCAGTAGGGGAGAGTGTTCTTGCTACCGTAGTGTCTATCAGAAGTAAGATTTTAAGTGGCGAGAAGTTAGAGAAGTGGGAACAAAAGTTCAGGCAAGAGAACTCCAGTTACTTCAATTGGAACTCAAAGAGCATAGAAGAACAAGAACTTGATGCCCTAATGTATGAATTATGGGATAATGGTACTAATACATGAGTAAAAAAGGCGCAGAGGTTACAATACCCCTTAAACTACAACTTGACACAGACGAGGCAATGAAGGACTTACAAGAGTTCTCCGAAAAGACCAAGGCTAATGTGTCAGCATTTTCTGCCGCGAAGAGAATACTTGATGGCTTTGAAAAAAGCATGACAAAAGCGTTCGACGGAAAAGGAGTTGACGCCACATCTTCAAAAATACTTCGTTTACAGGATTCCATGTCAAAAACTGCAGGCAAACTTCTTGGAATGAAAGAAACATTTAAGGAAGTTTTTGAGCGTGAAACTGCACGTAATGCCTGGAGTTCTCCTGAAAAACAGGCAGAATTGTCATCGAGCATCGACAATGTTCGTGCCAAAATGAAAGAACTATTAGCGGAGCGTAAAGCACTTCAGGCTCCTGCTTCTGGTGTCAATGATTATTGGCTTCGCATGAACGAAGGATATAAAAATGCTTTGGCTAACTTGCAACACTTAAAGGCTGAAAAAGACAAGTTGGAGCAAGACGGCGGTAAAGGTTCTGATGAGTGGAAACGCATTTCAGAAGCCATGACAACCGCAAGAAGGCAAATGGCAGGTTATAAATCACAGATGAAAACTGCCATGTCAACAGAAGATATTGAAGCCGCTAAACAGAAGATAAAAGAGATAGATGCCGAGTATGAGTCGATGGGTGTAAAACTCAAAGAACTTATAGGCATAAAAAACCTGTTCAACAAAACTGAACTTGTTTTGGGTGATGAGAAGTTTCTTGAAGATTTTGCAAGATTGGCAGTACAGATACGTGCCGCTGACCTTGAAATACAGAACCTTGAGAAAGACAGTAATAAACTCGGTGGTAATAAAGGAGCAACGTCATACACACGTGGCTTTTATCTCATGCGTACTATCATTAACGATATACAGAGAGGACTCAATTCACTTCAGGAAAAACTCAAAAAGATTACTTCTGGTATGCTCAATGTTGCCAAGAGTATGTTGGGTCTGAATAAAGAGTCAAAGAGAACCACAACATCACTTAACAATGGGTTCAAACACGCTCTTACAAATATACTCAAATACGGCTTTGGAATTAGGTCTCTGTTCTTCTTATTCAGAAGATTAAGAAAGTATGCTATTGAAGCCCTTGGAGAGATGGCCAAGACCTTTCCTGAGGTCAACACGCAGATGTCGAGAGCCGTTACTGCACTCAATCAGATGAAAGGTGCTCTTGGTACTGCAATTCAGCCACTTCTTACAGTGGTTGTTCCGGTACTTGAAAAAATTGCCAATCTCATTTCACGTATTATGAGTTTGATTGGTGGTGTATTTGCTACACTCACAGGTCAGGGTAAGATATATCAGGCAGTTGCTACACAGACAGATTATGCCGCAAGTCTTGATAAGACTGGTGCAAGTGCAAAGAAGGCGAAGAAAGAACTTGAAGGTTACTTATCGCCTATTGATGAGATAAACAAATACCAGTCAAAGAAAGATGATGACGATGGCGGTGGTGCTGGAGCAGGTGCTGGCTACAAGATGGTAGAAACACCTGTAAGCGGCTTTGCAAAGAAGATAGCAGACGTATTGAAGCAGTTATGGGCTCCTATCAAGAAAGCATGGGATGATATGGGCAAGATAGTAACGGCTTCATGGAAACGTGCATGGAATAGCGTAAAGAAACTTCTTATTGATATAGGTAAAGATTTCCTTACAATGTGGAATCAAGAAGAAACCGTTGAAATGTTCCGTGATATTTTCAGAATAATTGCCAATATAGGTGATGTAGTACACTTCCTTGCAAAGAACTTTGATGAAGCATGGAATAAGAATAAAGTTGGCTTACATATTCTTGAAAAGATAAGAGATATATTTGCTATCATTATCAAACATATAGAGAAAGCCACAGATGCAACGGTTGAATGGGCAAAGAACCTTGATTTCTCACCGTTGCTTAATGCGTTTGACTCATTCCTTGAAAGTCTGAAACCTGTGGTTGATAACATAGCAGGTGTATTTGAGGATTTCTATACGCAGGTTATGTTACCGTTAGCAAAGTGGACAATAGAAAAAGGCTTACCTGAAATACTTGGTGTGTTTGAGGACTTCAATAATAAAGTTGATTGGGAAGGACTTCGTGCGAAGTTATCAGAACTCTGGCAACACCTTGAGCCGTTTGCAGAACGTGTCGGCGAAGGTCTGATAATGTTCATTGATGATGTAATGAACAAGATAGCAGACTTTATAAACGATGGCGGTCTTGATGAACTTATAGATAACTTAAATGAGTTTATGGACAGTATAACAGCAGAAGATGTTGAAGGCACAATTTGGGGTATTGTTAATGCCTTGATTGCTCTGAAAGGTGCTGCCATTGTAGGAAGTGTCCTTGGTAAGATAGCACTTGCTATAAAAGAGATTTCAATGGTAGTATCAAATTGGGGCGCAATAAGCGGAATACTTTCAACATTAGGTGGCATAGCCGCAGTAATAAGCGGTCTAGTTCTTGCAGTTAAAGAGTTCTTTGATATGTGGACAGAAGGATGGGATGGTTTATCAACTATACTCGAAGCATTGGGAATAGCACTTGCGGCAATAGGGGTTATAATACTTGGCGCACCAGCGGCAATAGCGGCATTAGTAGCCGGAATAATATTTGCAATATCCCAGATAGTCATAGCGATACATGATAATTGGGACTCTATTGTAGCGTGGTATGAAGAAAATATTAAACCTGCAGTAGATAAAATCAAAGAAGTTGTTGGTGAACTTATAGATGCTATCGTAGATTGGTGGAATAGTGATATTAAACCTACACTAGATGCAATAGGAAAAGAAGTTTCAAACGTATATAAGACTTATATTGTACCGATAGCAGGTTATATTAAGAATATCATAAATAATTTGTGGACATTTATACAAGACATATGGACAAGAAAAGTAAAACCTACACTTGAGTTATTAGGACAAGTTATAAAATTCCTTTGGACGAATACAATACAACCTGTGTTAGGATATCTGAAAGATGGTTTTTCAAGAACATTCGCAGTTATAGGTGATGTAATACAAACCGCAGTTAAATTCATAGGTTCATTGATAAATTCTTTGATGGAAACTTTGAATGGTATAGTTGAGTTTATTGTCGGTGTATTTACAGGTGATTGGGAAAAAGCATGGCAGGGTATTAAAGATATATTCAAAGGTATTATTGATGGTATCATAAGTATCTTTGAGGCTGGTATAAACTTAATCATAAGCGGTCTCAATGCTATACAAATTCCTGTACCTTGGGATTGGGCTCAAGAAGTTGTAGGTGCAAGTAGCATAGGATTTAATATAGAACCTATATCTCTACCCAGACTTCCTGCTCTGGCACAAGGGGCAGTTATACCACCCAACAAAGAGTTCATGGCAGTACTCGGTGACCAGAAGAGTGGTACAAACATTGAAACACCGCTTGATACTATGATTGAAGCCTTCAATACTGCATTAAGACAAAATGGCGGTAATAGCGGTGTTACAACAATTAACTTCCTTCTTCCTGATAGACGTACTCTTGCACAGTACACAATACAAGGTGGCAAGATAATACAGACAAGTACAGGTAAAAATCCGTTTGAGTTAGCATAAGGAGAAAAACATGGCAAGTTTTGATATTAGAGATGATACAGGTAAATATGGACAAGTGGGCGATTATATTAGAATTAAAGCACCTATTGAATATAAACCTATTCTTGCCACTACTTCTACCGAAGATAGTGATAGAACACAAGATTTAGTAATGCATAACACACCAATGGGAACAATCGTAGGATATGACATGGTATGGGGTGATATGAGTACAGAAGATGTACGTATGATATTAGATTTAATGGTAAATAAATCTTCTTTCAATATGCATCATTTTGACATATTCGATGGTTGGTGTTATAAAGATTTTTACGCTAGTAATTTCAATGTAGATGGTGTAAGATTAAGACAGTACAGATATAAAGGTGAACTTTATAACGAAGAAAGTTGGAAAGGTTTGAGAATAAATATCAGACCTATATATCCCCATAATGGAGTTAGAGCATGAGAAATATTGATAACGAAACAAGAATAACCATGAATAGTAGGCGTAATTTTGTCAATTACGCCACTATGCATTTATCTAATGGAGAAGTGCTTGAACTTACACCATCTGATTTTCGTATAGCAGGAAATTCATTCACAGATGATTGGGTAGATGGTGAAGCATTTCAGATAGGTACTACAATAGGTAAAACTGCTACAATACTTCTTGATAATACAGATGGTAGAGTAGAAACAATTGGTTCTACCGAAGCAGTTTATCATCATGGTAAATTTTCAGAGTATGATTTTTATATGGCATATTTTGAATTAAGAATACATTTACCAAATGCTACACATTATGGTACATCAGTTGTTGACCAAGTTATTCCTATAGGAACATTTACAGTTACTACACCCACATCTCATGGTGCTACAATAGAGATAACTGGTGTGGATAATATGTATATGTTTGATAAGTCATTTGATGAATGTGACCTTGATTTTTCCGTATCAGGTGGTGTTTCTCTATTAACAATATTGAATAAATGTTGTGATGATTGTGGTGTAGGAAAAGCATATAGTCAGACATTTACCAATTATAACCTTAAAGTTACAAAGAGACCTGAAAACGCTACATATAGACAAGTTGTGTCTTGGGTAGCAACAATGGCTTGTAGTAATGCCGTAATAACAGTAAACGGTGACTTAAATTTGAAGTGGTATGATATGTCAACACTTGGCGGTGGACTTGATGGTGGTTCATTTACTGCTATTGGTGAAGAACATATCTTCGTTAATAAACTTACTTGGAAAGGTGAAAACGGCGCATATGAGAATACTGGTTGGAATGCATACTATAATAGAATAAAGCGTTCTGGTAGATATAAAATAACGAAAGTCGTTATCAGTAATATAATTGATCCTAGTAATTTTAATGGTTATTTCGGAATTGTAGAATATGATAGTT